ACCGATACTCGGAAGTCTCCCTGTTTCCTTTGTTCTTGGAATCGGAGAAAAGCTTTGTTCACGGTGGCAAAGGAGCAAGGGTGCAATAAGATTGCTTTAGGACATCATATGGATGATATCTTGGAAACTTTGTTGATGAATATTACTTTTCAGGGAGCGTTCAGTACGATGCCTCCTAAATTAGTGATGCGTAAATTTGAGATGACAATTATTCGTCCTATGTGCTTGGTACATGAAGCGGATTTAATTGAAATGGCACGTATCCTCGGTTTTCGTAAACAGATCAAAAATTGTCCTTATGAAAGTTTGTCGAATCGTTCAAATATGAAAGATGTTTTATATTCTCTAGAAAAAATGAATCCTGAAGCACGGTATAGTTTGTGGAGAAGCATGACAAATATTCAGGAAGAACTGTTGCCTGGGATTGAATAACAATGATTTATAGTTTTATATCACTGTTTATCTGTATCTTGTTTTTTTATAATAGTCTGTTATAAGAGGTTATTTCGGGTTATTTATTTATATTTGTGTGCAACTTATGTGCAACTTAAATATAAATATTATGGCAGTATTATCAATTTACTTGGATACGAGGAAGAAAAACTCGTCTGATGTATATCCTGTTAAGTTCAGAATATATCATAATAAGGCTTTTTTTATATCGTCAGGAATGTATTCAAATGTTAATACATGGGATAATGGTGAGTATGGGAAAAAAGAACCCAACTATAAAGTGAAGAATATGGCACTCCGTAGCAAATATAATCTCCTAGAATCAGAATTGCTGTTGCTGGGGGGTAAACTGAAAGGTATGTCCGACAAGCAGCTTAAAGAACACCTTTCTAATATTATTTCATTAAAGCCTGTTACTTCATGTGACTTTTTACGTTATTATGACGAATATATCTCGTTGAAGGATAAGAAGAGCACTAAGGATAATTATATAAATACACGGAAACTGATAGTTGAATTTGATGACGCTCCTACCTTTGAGACAATAGACCGAAAGTGGCTGACATCCTTTAACCAGTTCTTGGTGGATAAAGGATATATGACTAATTATATAGGCACACATTTAAAAAACATCAGGGCTGTCTTTAATTATGCTATTGATGAAGAAGTGACAACTCTTTATCCATTCAGGAAGTTTAAAATCAAGAGGGAACAAACGAGGAAGCGGAGTTTGACGATTGATGAATTGAAATTGTTGAAAAATTATCCATGTGAAGAATATTTGGAGTTTTACCGTGATATCTTTATGCTTATATTTTACTTAATAGGCATCAACCTTGAGGATTTGCTTTTTCTCACTAAAGATAATCTGATGAATGGGCGTATTGAATATTACAGGCACAAAACAGGAAAATTGTTTTCTATAAAAGTGGAGCCAGAGGCACAATCTATACTGGATAAATATAAAGGTGATAGATACTTGCTTAATATTATGGATAACCGTAGTAATTATACTAGTTTTACTACTAGCATTGACAGAGCATTGAAACAAATAGGTGAGGTCTCTATTTTGAAAAGGGGGAAAAAGATCAGAAATCCTCTTTTCCCAAAATTGTCCACATATTGGGCAAGGCATTCATGGGCTACATTGGCAGCGGAACTTGATATACCTAAAGAAACTATATCTGCCGGTTTAGGACATGAGATTGGTTCTGATGTTACTAGTATCTATATCAAATTCGATCAGAAGAAGGTGGATGATGCCAATAGGAGAGTGATTGACTATCTGTTTGGAAAAGAAAAAGCCGGGGAATGATGCCCGGCTTATATTGTTGGTTTGGAACCGCCACTTATTTTGGTTATAGCGTCATGCTCTGTGTTTTTTCTTTGTTTCTCATCCTCGTCTTTGAGATACTTGTTCCTTATATCTTTGATGTCGTTTGTCATTCCCTATACTTTGAAGAAGAGGATAATTTGCAGTACTCCGAATATTAGGAGTATAATGGTTAGAAAGTCAATCATAATCTTAGATATTTAGTTTGTTACTTGTCTATATCGAATAGAAGCTTCGCCTCCACTTGAAGCAGAAGGCTTTATTCCTGATAAAGAGCTTCCTATACGTAGATATTCTCCATCCATCCAAATTGCATGTTCGTTAACAACACCATTGGCATGAGTAATAATAAGAAATAGTTCACATTGGGATGATGGATATTTGATATAGTCTTTGTTTTTTATAATGGAATACGTACCTTCATAAATCAAGTTTGATGAAACGATGTCTTTACAGGTACCATCAGAGTTGAAAATATATTCTTGTGTCCAACTAATATGTGAAATATCTTCCCATCCAACGGGGCGATACACGGAGGTGTTATAGTGTTGGCTTCCTTTCCAATGCCCTACAATATTTGATAAAACATTATTATATACTTCAGTTTGAGTTTGTATCGCCTTTTCCTCTTGGCTTAATTCCTCTTCATCATCTGATGAACATGCTGTAAACAGTACCATTGGCAGTATTGTCATTAAAAATAAAATTTTCTTCATTGTTTATTTATTTAGTTTGTTCTTTGATTCATACATCTAGCAATTCTAAGATGCCATTGTCTATCCATTTTTGTTTTCCTATATTTTTTTGGATACCAGATAGTTTTATGTTAGAACCATTATCAAAAGCTATTTTTACGATAGAGTAAAAAGTACTATAATTCAATCTTGATTGTATGTTAAGTTTTTTATTGTCATCTCCAATAGTAACAATTTTGATTTGAACATATTCCCTGTCCTCTACTTTAGGGTTAGCTGTAATGCTTTCAATTTTTCCATAATATGTTTTCTTAATATTTTCTTCTTTTTTAGGCCTATACTTATCTGCTATGAAGTTAACTTTTTCCATAAATATAGGTTCTAATTTGATAGAGGATATTGGGGGCTCATTTACAAATCCAATATCTTTGCACCAATCAACAATTATATTCATCTCTGTATCTTTAGTTTCATCATAAATGTCAACTAATGAATCTAAAAAATTTATGCTATATAATCCTTGGTCTACGTCTTCGTCAACCTTGTTATTGTTACTATTCTTTAAGTCTTTTTGAATATTGTCTATTGATGACAATAGCCGCATATTGATTTTTCGGTTTAATGGAATATCTTGTTCTGTTGGATTAAAAATAGTGTATTGGTAATTTCCTAGAGGACACAATATATTGAGGATATAGCTTCCTATTTCAGTTTGTCCAAAAGAATATTCTGAAATATTCTTGTTGACATCTGTTGTATAGACTTTTTTGTGAAATCTTGTAGGATTTAAAGTGTCTAAATAGGCTGTAGCTAAAACGTCTTTTATTTTTTCTATAGTATCTGTCATACTAAAGAATGGTATTTTCCCATCTGAAGTGTAATTATTAGCTATACGCCATTTCTGAATGTCATACGATGGGTTTAATATTCTATTAACCAATGCTTCTATACTTCTGTTTTCAAAAGATGCAATGGATTGTAAAGTTTCTCCCATCACTCTATAGTAATCGGAAAACTCTTTAACAAGTGGTATTAGTGCTACATATTCATCGTCTGGGGAAACAAATTGACGCACTCTTCCGTTCATTAAAACGTCCAATTCACGCCATTTTAAAAAAGAAAAAACTTTTTCAAGCTTTTCTACTGTAATGAGATCTATGGCTCTTTTTAAGTCTTTCATAATTCTTCCTCCTTTGACACTTTTATCATTAACTTCTTAAGGCATTCACAAGATAAAATGTTCTCTTTGGGTATTACAACGGTTATACTACTTCCATTGTTTGTAGGTTGATTATTTTTGAGACTTACCCAATAGGCACATTTGGTAATTTTTAGAGCCGATTTTGAGTGTTTTACCCATTTCTTCCTATCTTTATCCATGTGCAAAACTACTAATATTATTGGAGTCATTCTATCGCTCATAACCAAATTATTGTAATTTTTTGCTTCGAGTATAAAGGAGTAATCCCCATTTTTCTTTTCTTTGAGTTTTACATATGAAGCTTTTAATTGAATATCAATGATCGGGGAACGTTTTCTACAGTCTGAAGAGTTACACGGATACCCTTTGCACTTGATTGTAGCATCTACACCATCATTGTCTCGTTCTGCTTTCGATATAGTGTATCCATTATATGCACAAAGGGCTTGCATATAGGCAAAACTTACATCTTCCATACTTTCTTGTAGAGTGTTTGGCATAGCTTTATTAATAAAGGTTAACAATCAGATGTCTACTGGTTGAATTTTATAGTATTATTATTGTAACTACATTTGCGTTCTCGCTAATTTACCTACAACCTTGTATAAATGAATTACATCATTATCTATGTCAATTTCCATATCGGGATATTTTCTTTTCCCATCCGGATTGGCTATATTGTTGTAGGAAGACAATATTGTTTTTTTTCGCTCGTAGTCGATATGAATCATTTTAAGAAGTCTGTCTTCTTTTGTTATAATCATATACGGCTGTCCATTGTCTATGTTTCGTTTGTCTTTTATTTCACGGACAAAGATTGTATCCCCCGACATATACATATCGTACATAGAATCACCATATACGGTTATTCCATAGCATCCAGTAAATTCTGGTATATTCACATATCCAATAACCTTGTTTTCATTTCCGTCAAATCCAATTCCATGTCCTGCGCATACACGTATATCAAGTATTTTAATATCTTTATTCGTGGTTGGAGTTTCAGTGATTGACGAATTGGTATTAATTGTCATGTTGCCAATTCCAGTTATTAACCAATTTATATTAAGGTCAGGGCAAGCAGACGCTATCTTTTCTATTGAATCTGCATTAAAGCCCGTTTTTTTGGCAATAGCTCCACGAGATAAACCAGCTGATTCTTCAAAAGCGGTTTGCCCAATCCCTTTGATTTTTAAATATTCAACAAATCTTTCTTTTGTGCTCATCTTTTTGGGGTTTTACTGTTATTTTTCAGTATATTTGTGTCGGAATCAAGTTGCGGATGATTTCGACTAATAAGTTTAACTGTTCCCGTAAGGGACTATATAGGCGACTAAACTTCAAACCGCAACTTTGGAGTTGGTCGCTTTATTTTTTTTGCTATGATAGAAGCCTTAATAATGTATCTATGCGGCTTAATTCCTTGGATTGCAATTATTCTTCTTGGAATAGCAAGGAACCATGAGGATAAAGATGAATAGCTTTATTCATACGATGGCAAATTCAATAGCGCATTGTAAACCGTAATAGCCTTTTCGTCAGATATTCCTATCATTCCAGTTTTTAACTCATCCATGTACTTCATTACTATTTCGCATTTATTGATACAGTTTGTTTTCTGTAGTATATCCACTGCCTGCTGTAAACTGATAGACACTAATTCCCTTTCTCCTAATTTATTAGCATCAATTGCTGCAAGGCAAAATACACAAAAAGCTTCGTTGTATTCTTCATTAACAATATAAATATTCCCCGTTGTAAATCTTTGCATTGTTCTTGTAAGAGACCTTAAATCTTCTTTTAGCTGGGAATTACTATCCTTATACAGTTTTCGTTCATCCTCAATTTTTTCCTGTACTCTTTTATCTATAGTCAATATTGTGTATATCTGTATCCCTAAAATCGCTGTTATTCCTATTCCCATGACTGATATACAGATTTCTAATGTTTTTTGAAGCGATACAGAGTTACTGTTGTGCATAGAGTAAAGTGATAGAACTATCGCAATAACACTTAATCCAAGTGCTATCCACGCTATCCAATTTCTATTTCTGCCTTCTTTCTTCATATTATAATAAGGTATAACCTGCTTCAATAGTTAAATAGTGTTGTTTTACTACTATTTTTCAGTATTAGATTCTTTTTACTGAAAAATAGTAGTATATTTGCATTATCAAATTAAACTGATACAAAGAAACGAAGATTAATTCAGATTTCAAATAGTATAAACATATTAAAATACACGATTATGAGAACAAGAGAATTTTTACACGAAGTAATGAGCCTTGCTTGGCAGTTCGTTAAGCGTAATGGCTACACCATGAGCGAAGCAATGAAGGTCGCTTGGGCTAACTTGAAGTTGAAAGGTGAGATGAAAAAGAAGATAGTGAAGTTCTACTTCAAAAAAGTGGACGGTTCCGTTCGTGAGGCATACGGTACACTAAATGAAAAGCTGATGCCTGCCATCACTGGTACTGACAACAGAAAAAAGAATGATACCGTCCAGACTTACTATGATACTGAACGCCAAGAATTCAGATGCTTCAAAAAAGCTAATCTGATGTCAATCGCATAAAAGATATGGATATGAATGCTTACACGATTAACCAGCAGTTGGATAGCCTTTATAAAGATTTAGAGGCTGCCCATAACAATGATGAAGAGGCTGTCTGCCTGATGTTCAATGCTGATAGCAAAAAAGAAGCTATCCAGTTGATAACGGATGAGATAGACAGTTTGGAAGATGCCTTAAAAGGTTTTGAAACTTGTGAAGATGATGGCATGGACTACGATGCTCTATGCCGGGTACAAGGTATCAGCCGATACGCATAATACACGATTATGCAACGCACGACAGCCCTACAGACGGATTGAACGGCAACCGATAGCGAGAATCGGGTAGGGTACTATTGATTAGTTCTTTGAAATTCTGTAAAAGCAATTACGGTGTAATTCATAAGCCGTTTTTGCCAACCAAAGATAACAAACGCACATAAGCAAGTTGGAGCTTGTGAGCTGTGCAATGTTTAACAATTAATAGAAGATACCGCAAAATTACGTCCTTGAGCAGTAAGCATACAGGTTGGGCGTCTGTACTATCTTCGACAATATAGCCTGTACAGAACTGAAATACGGTTCTACTATTCGATTAGGGTACAGGCACAAACTTTAATTTACACGATTATGAACGGAGAAAACAAAATGGAAACAGTAGAAGTGAAACATGAAAATTTGCAGGAATTATACAAGGTATTGACGAATTATCCTGCAATCTCGAAAGAACAGGTGATTCACGAACTTCACAAATGCTTCGGTAAAGAGGCTTTTAAGCTGAAAAATGTAACGGAACGTATAAAGACATTCGAGGATGCTTGCAAGGAACTCGGAGAAAATAATCCGCTTATACACGCATGGAAATCATGGGACCTTTTTGGATTAAGAAATCAGCCCGATGTAGATGCTTACCTTAAACTCCGCATCATTGCTGCCGCACTTAATGAGGGTTGGAAGCCACAATTTACAACGGATGAATTACGATACTTCCCTTGTTTTGTCCTTTACCTCCCAATAGACGAAATGGGTAATGAACCGAAGTACCGTGTAGTGAGTCGGTCGCCATTCTATGCGAATGCGAATGGCGGAATTGCGTATGCAGGTACGAGTATCGGTGTTTCTAATCCGATTGCGTACATTGGTTCTCGGATTTTCTTTAAAACAAGAGAACTTTCGGAATACGCAGGCGTGCAATTCATTGACATTTGGGCTGATTACGTATTCAATTCATAGAGAGTTTAAGTAAAAGGCAGTAGGATATTTAAATATTTGCTTTTGGCGAAATAATGAAATAGATAGATATGGGAATAGTCGAAAAGAAACTTCGCACGATGGCTATCCGGGCTTTGTGTCAGGGAGGATTTATGAAAGTGAACTGGTGTATGCGCAACGAAGTGAAATACACTATTGAATCAATTAATGTAGAGGTGTTGATTGGAACTCCTGATGAAGATTTCAAGAAATATCGCGGAGTTGGCGATAAAGTTCTTGTAGAGATACTTAAAATAAGGGATAAGGTTAAATCACTTTATAATTATGATTAAATAAAAACTGTTATGAAACATAGGCGAAAAAGCAGATTTACCGATATGGATGTAAATGCTATCTGTAAATTGAAAGACGAGCTTATCCAATATAAGCAAGCATACAGATTTCTGTTTTATTCAATTATTAATGCTGAAGCAGGCAAAGATATGCCGGATATCTTAGTATCTGACTTACCGGATGATAGTATAGTCCATTATGTGAATAGGACTATAAGAGAGTGGAGCGAGAAGTTATATTCAACCAATAAAGAGAAGAAAGATGATTAAAAGATTAATTCAGTATTTCAGAAAGAGAAAAGAACAGAAGTTACGCAAAGAGCTTCTTCTGAAAGTAGGCACACACTCAACTACCCAAGCCGTTCAAGCCTGGGTAGAGTTCATCCTTGACGGTAAGACCTCTAAAGAGCTTCTTCTATCAGCTGGCGAAGATGAGAGATTGAAAACTTGGATTGGATTATTAGGCATCCAGTCTCAGCAACCCAACCATCCCGTTGATGGGGAGTAGATACATAAATTTTACATAGTTGTTTTTCTCCGAATGTGACAGTCTCAATGGCTGAAATGTGATTTACATTAATCAATACAATCTCTTCCCCTTGGGGAATTTCAATAAACTGTTTCATATTTCTTGATTTTTAGATTTGACACCTCAAAATTAAGAAAATCCCCTGACAATAACGTGATGTTGCCAATCGAATTGGTTCAGGGGAGCCAACTAATTTATACGATTATGAAAACAATCCAATTCATTTTATCCATATTGGTTAGTATATGCGCTGCCGGTATGCTTTACGGGGCTATCACTACTTACAGTCCTATGAAAATATTCTCTGTCACTATAATGGGTGTTATATGTGCCGGATGTGCTTTTCTAATAAGAATCTCTTATAAAGAGTTGAAATAAATGACAAATTGTAATACCGCTAAAAGGTAGACCTCAAATCCGGCACAAGGCGCATGGGTATGAGTGCACAATAACCTTGTAAACCAGCCGGGCGGTAATTTATGAAGTAGCATTGTTGGAATGCGTGTAAGCAATTAATTGTTGGTATTAACTCATATTCTGATTTCTATATTCATCTGGCTTACAAGAAGTAGGTTCGACTCCTACCTTTTTAACGATGTTTTAAACTTATACGATTATGACAGTGGAAGAATTAAGAGGCATGACGCATGAAGATTTAGTAAGGCGTGTGCAAGAACTGGAAGAGGCTAACGAAAAATTAGCTGAAGAGAAAAAAACATGGTATAAATCTTGGAGTGATTTGCAACAGAAGTTTGATCATTTCAAGAATGCGGTTAAAAGCATTGTTCTGATAATAGATTAGATATTCGTGTTTTATTTTGATGTTTGTACTGGGTGTGCCGTCCGTGAGGATAGTGCACCTTTTTTAATCGGATGGTTAGCTTATCGGTTAGAGCTTCGTGCTGTGCAACCAATTGGCACGATTGAGAGGGGTTCGATTCCCTTACCATCCACGAATCATTAATTAAATTTTATTCTTATGGCAAAAGAACTGAAAGAAAGAACAGAAATCAAGAAAAAGCTGAAAAAGAAGAATGACAGAATCAGCTTTGGCTTTAGCGACAAGCTTGCCGGACAGCTTCGCAGGTGTACCGCTGATCTTAACAGGTTGGCAAGGATTGACCGGATAATAGACAAGGAGCAAACGTTGTATTCGGTGGACACTAACAGGGAAGCCGGATATATTGAGGTTATCCGCAATTATTAATCAGCCGACTTACACGATTATGAGGAGAGTTTTTAATGAACTTACACCTGAATGCGAGATTACGGCACGAATGTATGCACAAGGGTATGAGAAGAAGGAGATAGCCGATTTGAAATGCAGGGCTGTGAGCACAATAAACAACCAGTTGCAGAAGGCTTTCGAGATTCTTCATGTAAGAAATGGAAGAGAACTGGCGACCATGCTATATGAGCGTTTGGCTGGCATGAAATTCACTATGGATTTCCCACCAATAGCCCGTTCTGTTATCGCCTGTTGTTTATTATGTGTGTTTTCAATTACGTTTTATCAGGATTTCCATTCGGATATGCGTAGGGCAAGACGGATTAGAGAAGAGAAAATAGAATTTCTGAAAGATATGATATGAAAAGAGGAAAGGTTGAATCCGTACAGAAACTTTGGCTTAATAAGGATGAAGCGATGGCTTATTTGGGGTGTAGCGTTGATTACCTTGATAAACTTAGGAATAACGCCCAGGTTTCATTTGCCAAAGATGGAAAAATGATTTGGTACAATTTGGAGTCGATCAATAGATTTTTGAATAGAATGAAAGTAATATAAACCCTTTAAATTTTACGATTATGAGTCTTATTAAAAAATCAAATGAATTAGTAATTCCTACCACTGTAAAGATGATGATTTACGGTCAGGCTGGTATGGGAAAATCAACAGTGGCATTGAGCGCACCGAAACCGTTATTATTGGATTTCGATAATGGCGTTAAGCGTATGAATATGGCGCATTTGGAAAACATAGATACTGTACAGGTCACTTCATGGAGTGATGTTCAACAGGTCTTGCAAGAGGACTTATCCGCTTATCAGACTATTGTAGTAGATACCATTGGCAAGATGATGGATTTCATCATTACTTATAAATGTGGCAGCCGGCAACCGTCCATCAGGGATTGGAGCGGTATCAATGCAGAGTTTTCATGGATGACACGAACACTTTCGGGGCTTAACAAGCATATTATTTTCGTTGCCCATCGTGACACAAGAAAAGAAGGTGATGATACGGTATTCATTCCTGCTTTACGTGAGAAATCCTACAATTCCATCGTTACTGAACTGGATTTGCTCGGTTATCTTGAAATGAAAAGCGAAAGAGGGGTACAAAGACGTACCATTACTTTCGACCCGACTTCAAGAAATGATGGTAAGAATACCTGCAACCTTCCTTCAGTAATGGAGGTTCCTACCATCCTAGACAAAAACGGTAATCCAACCGCCAAGAACGACTTTATCACTACCAAGATAATCAATTCGTATTTGGGTATGCTTGCAGCGAAGAAAGCGGCACAAGAAAAGTATGATAAGGTGATAGAGGAAATCAAAGAAAGTATCGAATTTATAACTGATGCCAAGTCCGCTAATGAGTTCGCTGCCCAGATTAATGAGTTTGAACATGTTGGTAGTTCTTTGATGATGGCGAGAAGTTTGTTTGCTGCAAAGGTAAAGGCTTTGGGACTGATATTCAATAAGGAAACTAAAATATACTCAGATGCAGCCTAATGAGATTTGGAAAGACATTCAAGGTTATGAAGGACTCTATCAAGTAAGTACCCTTGGTAGAGTTCGCTCTTTAGATAGGCTTATTAAAAGCAGGTATGGTAATTTTAGAAAGATAACAGGAAAGATAATTAAGCCTAATAAAATATGGAGTGGATATTTACGAATATCACTATGGAAACAACAACAAGTTGAATATAAATCTCTTCATAGACTTGTTGCCGAAACGTTTATTCCTAATCCGCAAAATTTACCATGTGTAAATCATAAAGATGAGGTTAAAAGCAATAACTCTGTTTCTAACTTAGAATGGTGCACATGGAGATACAATGCTAATTACGGAACAAGAAACGAACGGTTTAGCAAAAAGAAAATAAATCACCCGAAGATGTCAAAAGCCGTTGTTCAGTGTCGAGAGGATGGTACGTTAATAAGTACATTTGAAAGTGCTAAAGAGGCTGAAAGACAAACGGGTATTAACAATGCTAATATTATCAGTTGCTGTATAGGTAGAAGAAGCTTCCTTACAGCAGGTGGTTACAAATGGAGGTATAAGAATGAGTAAAATATCTTACAAAATATACCCAACGTTGCTGGATTCTTATCAAAATTATATAGATAGTGATAAGATATATCAAAAATATTACGCTTTTTCTGATAATCCCCCATGCGATGAGGATGAGTTTAGGGAAAAACAATTCCAATCTCTTATTGATAGGATAAATAGAGTACCTTTCGATAGTGAAGCTGCTGATAGAGGAACGTGTTTTGGGGAAATAATTGATTGTATGATTGAGAACCGTAAATCTTCTATAATGGAAATTAGCAAGGCATATCACGATGACGGAAAACTTTACGGGATAAAAGCTGTTTACAACAATCGCACTTTCACTTTTCACATTGACCTTTGCCGCGAGTTTGCCAACTACTACAAAGGAGCATTAACCCAACAAAGAGTAGAAGCCATCTTGCCTACTGCATACGGCAATGTTTTGGTTTATGGGGTAATTGACGAGCTGATGCCGGCCAGCGTCCACGACATCAAAACAACCGGAAGCTATACCGTAGGGAAGTTCAAAGACCACCATCAACACCTTGTTTATCCTTATGCTTTGATGCAGAACGGTTCGGATGTACGGACATTTGAGTATAACATTGTAGAGTTCAACAAAGGCGGTTATGTGGTAGATACCTATACAGAAACATACGTTTTCAATCCGGAGCGTGATATACCCATTCTCACTAACCATTGTGAGGAATTTATCCGATTCTTGGAGGAAAACAGAGAACTTATAACCGATACCAAAATTATATCAAATAATGAGTAGTGAAATTTGGAAGCCTATTAAAGATTATGAAGGTCTTTATGAGGTATCATCTTTAGGCAGAATAAAATCTATGCCTAAAAAATTTATAAGAAACGGAGCTGTAACACATTTTGAAGAAAAGATATTAACGCCTTCTGATAGTCATGGGTATCGTTCTGTTGTTCTAACAAAGAATGGCATTCATAAAACGCATAGCGTTCACAGATTGGTGGCTTTAGCTTTCATTCAAAATCCAAATAACTATACTCAAATAAATCATAAAGACGAAAATAAATCCAATAACAGAGTTGAAAATCTTGAATGGTGTACACATTCATACAATATGAATTATGGAACGCTCCAAGAGCGTAAGGGGAAAGCTAATGGTGTGCTAGTCTATCAATATACCAAATCTGGTGACTTCGTTAAGAAATATCCTTCGTTGAAATCAGCAGCGGTAAGTAACGGATTCCAAAGTTCACCTATTCAAAATTGTTGCTGTGGAAGAAGTAAGACTTCGTATGGATTTATATGGAAATATTAATTAAAAGATTTTTGGAGGAGAAAATTAATGGCAAATCAGATAACCGGACGGATAATCGAAATTGGACAAACTGTTCAAATACCATCCAAAAACGGTGGTTCCTCATTTACAAAACGGGAGTTTATTTTAGATGCTACCACTTACGACCCTTATACGGGAGAGCGTAGCGAGTATGAGAACATTATTCCCTTAGAGTTTTCGGGTGACAAGTGTACAGAACTTGACCGCTTTAATCAGGGTGATGTTGTTACTGTATCATTTGTCTTACAAGGGCGTTCTTGGACGAATCAAGACGGAGAATTCAAACGTATGGTATCCATTCGATGCTATAAAATAGAAGCGCGTGGCGGTGTATCTCAATCCCAACAGACAACATCGATACAACAGCCAGCGCCACAACCGACTTATCAGCAACAGCCGCAGAACTTTCCGCCTCCGGTTGATGCTAATGGCAATGTAAAGGATGATTTGCCTTTTTAGCGTATGCTGTTCGACTTGAAGAATGATATGGAAGAGATTTGGAAAACAGTAAAAGGGTATAATGGATATTATCAAGTTTCTAATACAGGTAAAGTTCGGAATCCTAATAAGGTGCTTACTCCAAATGTTGGAGTAAAGAACGGATATGTTTATGTTACTTTGAGAAAAGATAAAAGACTGTTACATCGAATTGTTGCAGAAACTTTTATCCCCAATCCATTTAATAAACCAGAGGTAGACCACATTAATGGAATTAGAACGGATAATAATGTTTGTAATTTAAGGTGGGTAACTCGCACGGAAAACAATAATAATCCTATTACTAAAAGCCGTTTTAGTAAATCTGCTAAAGGTAAAGTTATCAATGCAGAAACTAAAAAACGAATGTCAATGAGCCGAAAAGGGGAAAAACATCCAATGTATAATAAAAAGCATTCAAGTTTTTCTAAAAGAAAGATGTCTATAACTCATTCAATTCCAGTTGTGCAATTTGGATTACAAATGAATTATATAGCTGAATTTGAAAGTGCAAAAGTGGCTTCTCTTGAAACACAAGTTGCTGCATCAAGTATCAATGCTTGTACGCTCGGCAAAAGGAAAACGGCTGGTGGCTATATTTGGAAAAAGAAAAATGATATTTAATTTATCAAATCATTATGAAATACCCAAGTTCAAGGAGTATGTAAACAAGCTGTTTAGTGAACGTGCGGTGGTGGAAGTGAAAAAGAAACTACCTAACCGCACGCTTGCCCAAAACAGCTACTTGCATCTTCTTTTAGGGTATTTCGGTAGTGAGTACGGTTGCAGTCTCGACGAAGCAAAAATTGATTTTTATAAAAGGACTTGCAACCGTGATTTGTTTGAACGTAAGACGGTCAACAAGAAAGGCAATGAAGTAACCTATCTGAGAAGCTCTGCCGAACTGACAACGGGGGAAATGACCCTGAGCATTGACCGTTTCCGTAATTGGAGCGCATCGGTGGCTGGTATCTATCTGCCGGCTGCAAATGAACATCAAATGCTGATATATGCCCAGCAGGAAATACAAAGAAATCAAGAATTTATTTAGTTATGATAGAAACAAGAAAAACAGAAATCAGGTATGTGACATCTGATCCGAAAAAGATGCTCAACATGTACCTTGCAAAACGTGTCCTCAAAACATGGGAGGAATCTTTCATTGATGAAGATACAGGTGAAACAGTAACCATCGAACGGAATGAAATTCTTTTTGACCGTGGCACGCTGATAGACCAAGACACTTTGGCGAAAATTCGTTTCAGTATGGAAGCTGACGGCATTAAGGAAGTGGAAGTCAGCAACCAGAACCGCTTGGCATTCGAGAACGAGAACAGTGTTTTATAACCGTACATCGCTCAAGCGCAAATAGGTGACAAGAAACATAAGTTCCTGCTGTATGCCACCGGATTGGAGAATACTTGTAGTATCTTGAAAGATTACATCGAACTAAACTATATGTTCGGATTCACCTTGACAATGGTCAAGGAGTTCGATTCTTGCGTGATTCTTACTGACAACTTGAAAGAACGTAAGGTTGACGATGCTTCGCTTGCCTATCTCAAAAATGAAATCACTATGGCAGAATACGTTGACAAAATGGACGATGAGACGGAAGATAGTGACGAAGAATCTAAACCGAATGAAAAGAAATTCTACCAGATTGAGACGAAAATCACATTCACGGATGGGGAGAATGAAGACGAGAGAGTTCAGACTTTTGTCGTGAACACCTTCAACGTTGACAGAGCGATGATGCTTATTACCCACTATCTCAAAAACAAAGAGGAAGAATGTGAGAAACAAGCCAAAGAAAAGGGACATGAGTTCAGAAAGAGGGAAATCCATACAGCCATTGAATCTGCTAAACCTATCCCGGTCGGGCGGTTTATTCCGAAAGAGTTTTCAATGGCTTATATGGAATAACTTTGTTAACCTGCCTGTCCGGTCTGTGAAGATGGGGCGGGCGAAAATGGGGGTGCGCAGTGGAGTGCTTTTGACTTTCGAGAGGTGCACATGGTAGAAAGTACGGTACGTGAGATATAAGGAGTAATTAACCTTAGAAGTAGCGCAAAAGGATAAGTCCTTAATTGGGTGTTCGAATCGCCCCATCTCCACATAAATGTGAGCCACACATAAATGGCAAGGGTTAGTAAAGAATGGTTGTGCCCCGGAGAATACGCTTCGGGGCTTTTAATTGGAAAACTATGAATGAAATATTAACTGGTAAGATTTGTCCCTATTGTGGCAAGCCTACCGAATACGTGGATAGTTCTGTAATCTACGGATACTCCTACGGCATGATTTACCTCTGCCGTGATTGCAGGGCTTATGTAGGCGTTCATAAGGGTACAGACCTGGCATTAGGGCGTTTGGCAAATGCGGAATTGAGGGAAGCCAAGAAAGAAGCCCATTTCTATTTCGACCAGATAGCCAAAACCAATCTTATCAATAAGATTTGGAAGAAACATATCCCGAATACATCAAACAGAAACAAGGCTTATCTGTGGCTTTCTAACCAACTGAATATACCACGTGAAGTTTGCCACATAGGGATGTTTGATGTGGAGGATTGTAAAAGAGTTGTTGAATTGTGTAAACCAATAGTAGAATGCCGTACTATATAAAACGAAAGGCTAAGAAGAAAGACAAGCCTTTACCTCTGTTTGATAAAGCGGGGGTAACAATAAAGAAGAAGCCGGATTTAAAAGCTAAACTCGACAAGGAGTTTTCCCTTTTCATCCGGCTTCGTGATTGTATGCCTAACGGTTGTTTTCGCTGTATCTCTTGTGGGCAGATAAAGCCGTTTGCGCAAGCCGATTGCGGTCACTATTTCAGCCGCACGCATCTGGCTACCCGCTTTGACGAAGATAACTGCCATGCGGAATGCCGACACTGCAACAGATTCAAAGTCGACCATTTGGAAGGCTATCGGGTAAATCTAATTGCTAAAATCGGACAACGGAAGTTTGATTTATTAAAATGGAAAATAAAAGATTCGAAGGATAATCCTCAAAATTATAAGAAATCAGATTTTGATTATGAACAGCTAATCAAGTATTACAAGGCACTTAGTAAGAAGTTACGAAAGGAGAAAGGATTATGAGAACAATTAAATTCAGAGGGAAAAGTACCAACAATGGCAAATGGGTATATGCCGAACTGCACGGGCTTGGCATGGATTTGTTTAATGAGTGCGTAAACGAAGATACTATCGGGCAGTTCACGGGATTACGAGATAAGAACGGACAAGAGATTTATGAGGGGGATATTGTACAACTTGACTATATTACAACGCTTGGAAAACATCGCATAGGACTTTCATTTGAGGTCAAATGGTGTACCCAAGAGGGATGCTGGGTTGGATGGGATGGCTTTGTAGAAAATACTCTTCAACAGACACACAAAATGTTTGTAGTTAAAGGTAATATCTACGATAACCCCGAACTACTGAAAGGAGATATAAAATGACATACAAGCTACGTGATTACCAACAAAAAGCCTCTGATGCAGCCGTTTCCTTCTTCAATAACAAGGCAAAGAAAACAAACGCTATCATGGTTTTGCCTACGGGTAGCGGAAAGTCGCTTATCATAGCGGATATAGCCGCAAGGCTTGACGGGCATACTTTAGTGTTCCAGCCCTCAAAGGAAATACTCGAGCAAAACTTCAAGAAGCTCTGCTCATACGGCATTCTTGATTGCAGCATCTATTCGGCTTCCTTTAATTCAAAGGAGATAAGCCGAATAACATTCGCCACCATCGGCAGTGTGAAGAATCACCCCGAACTCTTTACCCACTTCAAAAACATCATCGTTGATGAATGCCATTTGGTAAACCCCAAAGAGGGAATGTATAAGGATTTCTTTGAAGCTGTAAAGTGCAAAGTCTTAGGACTGACAGCGACACCATACCGTCTAAGCTCCAGCCGTGACTTCGGCTCTATGTTGAAGTTTATTACACGGACGAAGCCTCATGTATTTTCAGAGGTCATTTATCATGTACAGGTATCTACTCTTTTGGATATGGGTTATTTGGCGAAGCTAAACTATTATCCGATGGATAAAGAACTTAAAAAATATAATGGCAACGAGTTTAAGGAGTGTAACCTAAAAAGGAATAGTACTGGTGCCGACTACACAGATAGGTCAGTTCAAAAGGAATATGAACGGATAGACTTCTACGGCTATCTCGTCCATATCGTCCAAAGGCTGATGAACCCCAAAGCCGGAGGAAAACGGAAAGGCATTTTGGTATTTACCCGCTTCTTGAAAGAAGCGGAACGGCTTACATGGTCTATACCCGGAACCGCAATTGTTTCGGGTGATACTCCTAAGAAAGAACGCGAACATATTCTTGAAGCGTTCAAAGCTGGTGAAATATCTGTTGTTGCCAATGTAGGTGTACTTACCACAGGCTTTGACTATCCGGAACTCGATACGGTCGTTATGGCACGTCCTACAATGTCACTTGCCATGTGGTATCAGATAGTCGGTCGTGCCATCCGCCCGCATCCTTCTAAAGAATGTGGATGGATTGTGGATTTATGCGGTAACATCAAACGTTTCGGAGAGGTGTCGGATTTACGATTGTTTGATAGCGGTAATGGTAAGTGGGCTGTATTTTCTAACGGAAGGCAATTAACTAACGTGAGATTCTAAGACTATGGACGAAGGATTTTTGAGGCTAAGCCGCAGGTTTTTCTCGAATGAAATGTGGAATGAAGCCCGTACTTTTAGCAGTTGCGAAGCGTGGTTAGACTTAATTCAGTCTGCACGATTTGAGGCAACGCCCCGAAAGGAGAGTATCGGAGGTCGAGAAATCTCTTATTCAAGAGGTCAATATCCTGCATCCATAAGATTTCTGTCACAGCGTTGGAAATGGTCTGAAAAGAAAGTGCGTTCCTTTCTTGTGCATCTTAGAAAGAAAGGTATGATAACTGTTGAGTGCAATCAAGGAATGAACCTTATAACCTTATGTAAATATGAAGAATATAATCCAATGGGCACAACCAAGGACACAAGTAAGGGCACAGGTATTGAAAAGGAAATCAATGAATTAAGACAGGAATGGGCACAACTAAGGGCACAACTTGGGGCACAGTCCATGAACAACAATCTACCGCAATCCGAACTTTTACAAAAATCAGGGCACACAGAGGGCACAAATATAAAGAAAGAAGAAAGAGAGTATATAGATATATCTCTACATCAAAAGAAAGAAAATACTCCTGACGGAGTATCAAAGAAAGACAAGCTTTCTTCGCCCTCCCCCTCTGAAAAGATTGATTACAGCGGATTGATGGAATACTATAATACCACATTCAAAGACAGACTCCAGCAGATAAGATCAATGACTGATGTGAGAAAAAAGGCTGTAAAAGCCCGGATAGCCCAATATGGGAAAGAGTCAGTGAGGAGTGTTTTCAATCTCATTCTTCAATCCCCGTTCCTACTTGGAGCTAATGACCGCAATTGGAAATGCGACTTTGATTGGATTTTCAAACAAGCAAACTTTACTAAAATATTGGAAGGAAACTATAATGGGACAAGACTTAGTAAAAATCAACAGGATAGCGAGCTGCGAAAACGTGATTCAGTTCTTGCAGTCGCTACAACCGTTAGAGAAGCTGCCGCAAAAAAGAGAAAGGAACTTGAAGCAGAGGGCGTTATTGAATAAATATCCCGATCCTGCACAATTCATTCTTGATTACAACCCTGATTTGCAGTTCAAACTTGTCAGATGTAATGCAACCCATTCAGAACTGGCGTTGAATGACAGCATTCCGAGTTTAGGGCTATTGTCTTCTACTTATGGGGATGAAACACCGATAGAATGGCTAAAGATACAATTTGGCTCATTGAATGACTTTGCAGAAGTTTCAACCAAGATAGCGAAAGAGCAACTTTCTGAACTATCGGAGATATTCCTTTCGGAGTATTATTATATAAATGCCGCTGAAATCTGTTTTTTCATAGCACGGTTTAAGTCAGGGAAGTATGGGCGGTTCTACGGTTCAATAGATCCATTGAAAATAACAAGTGCGATGCTGGACTACGTTTCTGAACGTCGGAAAGATATTGAACGGAAAGAGCGTGAACGATACAGAAACCAACGTGAAAAAGAGATAGAGGAGCGTGGAAATAACAGAATCTCTTATGCTGAGTACATTGAAATCAAGCACCGTGCTGATGCAGGAGATGAGGAAGCCAGAAAAATGCTGATGTCACCATGAGAATAACCGTTTACTGGGTAACAAGAAATCCGGATGTTATCGTAAGAATCCGGAAAAAGTTCAATATCCCAAGTTATACTTCCGTGAACTACGAAACAGAATGTGAAATCAAGGATGAAGACTTTTCACTGTTAGAAGAAACAGAACGAAGGGGATTTATTCAAATTAGAAATAAGAATACACGATTATGAAATCATTAAAAGAAATACGAAGGAGTTTAGAAGGTCTGTCCGATATCGAATTGTTCGTGATAGACCTTTTTTGTGGTGCCGGCGGTTTGTCCGAAGGTGTGGAAGAAGCACGATTGGATGGAAATAGATGTGCAAAGGTTGTTTGTTGTGTGAACCATGACAAGAATGCCATCCTTTCACATGATGCCAATATCCCTGATGCACTTCACTTTATTGAGGATATCCGTACACTGGAACTTTCCCCGATAAGCACTATTGTAGAACGTATCCGTCAGCTATACCCTGATGCTATGATAATGCTTCATGCCTCTTTGGAGTGTACCAACTTCTCGAAAGCCAAAGGCGGTCAGCCACGTGATGCTGATAGCCGGACACTGGCTGAACATCTCTTCCGCTACATTGATGTGATAGATCCTGATTATATTCAGATTGAGAATGTGGAAGAGTTTATGAGCTGGGGAGATATGGACGAAAAAGGGAAGCCTATCAGCATGGACAAAGGCAGGCTTTATCAGAAGTGGGTGCGCAATGTCAAGAAGTACGGTTACAACTTTGAGCACCGCATCCTGAACGCTGCCGACTTCGGTGCCTACACCACAAGGAAACGCTTCTTCGGCATCTTTGCTAAAAAGAGCTTGCCGATAGTATTCCCTGAACCGACCCACTGTAAAGGTGGCAGGCAGGACATGTTTTCTAAGCTGGAAAAATGGAAACCCGTCAAGGAAGTTCTTGATTTTTCTGACGAAGAAACTACCATCTTTAGGGAAAAGCCTCTTGCAGAGAAAACGCTTGAACGCATCTATGCCGGACTTATCAAATTTGTAGCCGGAGGAAAGGATGCTTTCCTTTCCCGTTACAATACGGTTCGCCCTCAAGACACATGCAAATCAGTTGATGAACCATGCGGAGTGTTGACTACTGAAAACCGCTTTGCAAAGGTACAGGTAAGTTTCCTCTCCAAACAGTTCAGCGGACATCCCGAAAGCAAGAATGTGTCTGTAGAAGAACCGGCAGGTGCAATCACCTGCAAAGACCACCATGTTTTTGTCTCTGCTTATTATGGAAATGGACATAATCATTCGGTAGACCTTCCAGCTCCAACGGTCACAACGAAGGACAGGATGGCTTTAATTGAAAGCCGATTTATGTGTTCTTATAACTTTAAGGATACAGGAAAGGATATTAACCAGCCTTGTCCTACACTTCTGACGAAAGACAGACTTTCTCTTGTATCTCCGTTTTTTATGAACCAATATTCTGGAGGTGGTCAGGTGTCTGATATAAACTCACCATGCCCCGCTGTTACCACAACACCGAAACAAAACTTGGTAACATGCCAGCCGTGGATAATGAATACTGCATTCTCAAATGTAGGTAGCAGTATAGAGGAACCCTCCCAGACCATTACCGCAAACAGGAAATGGCACTATCTGATGAATCCACAGTTCAACAGTGCTGGCGGCTCTGTTGATAGCCCCTGCTTCACATTAATAGCCCGCATGGATAAGATGCCACCCTATCTAGTAGCAACAGAAAGCGGTCAGGTAGCGATTGAAATCTACGACAATGATAGTCCTATGACCGTGAAGATAAAGGAGTTCATGGCACTGTATGGCATAGTGGATATTAAAATGCGGATGCTTCGCATTCCGGAACTCAAAAAGATTATGGGATTCCCTGAAGATTATGTTTTAATAGGCACACAAGCTGACCAAAAGAAGTTTATCGGGAATGCAGTGGAGGTTACACAAGCGAGAAAAAATACTGAAGCACTTTGCAAAGTATTGAGAAAGTTGAGATTGAAGAAATCAAAAGAAATAGCTTAATGGAAAATGGAAAACTTATATTAGATGCCTGCTGTGGCAGTAGAATGTTTTGGTTTGACAAACATAATCCTCTTGCCTTATTCGTTGATAAGAGGTCGGAAATAGTAACTGCCAAGGACAGAGATAAAATCAGAACTATAGAAGTAAAACCTGATATAATAGCCGATTTTACCAACTTGCCGTTTGAGGATAATTCTTTTCACATGGTAGTATTTGACCCACCTCATCTAAAAACACTTGGTGAAACGTCATGGATGGCTAAAAAATACGGAAAACTGCCGAAAAACTGGCAGTCACTAATACACGATGGATTTACTGAGTGTATGCGTGTCTTGAAGCCTTACGGCACTCTTGTATTCAAATGGAATGAGAGTGAGATAAAAGCTGCGGAAGTTTTGTCTGTTATCCCGTTCAAACCTCTTTTCGGACATACTACCGGAAGACAGAGTAAGACAATATGGATGTGCTTTATGAAACTGCCAATTAACTACAAAAAGAGTTTAATAAAATATTTATCAGAATCATAACTAGAGATATATGAATAAGATAGAAAAACTGGCTGGAGAATATAACTCCACCTTTGCTCGACTGGCAGTAATAGAAAGTGAATTGACCAAAGAATGCCAGAAGTACGTTTCCTGGGATACCGTTCAGGTAAGCATTACTGGTGGCGGTGCTCCCATTGTAAAAGCAAGGAATGAGATAGATGCCGTTCCTTTGGAGGATTTTGTTGACCATGTAAACGAATATGGAAGCATGTCAGAATCCGCCTACGGACATTTGGCTTGGTATTCGATTTAAAACTAAACCAATATGAGCAAACTATATAAAGTAACCATTTTCGGGGAATCATTCTTAATCGGGTGGTTCCCTTTTTTCTTCACGCTGGTATAACAAACTAAAGATAATCAAATGATAGTACGCCATTTTATAAGAGTTCCGGTTGGAAGTATAGTCTATTGCAACAATCAGCCGGTTAAAATACTGGAGAGAGGATATGCCCTTGCTCTATGTGATGTCAATGGGAAACGGGTATATATCACCTGCTATGATTTGGAAAAGAAACCATTCGTCAGTACGAATGAAGAAGAATGAAAAAGAGCCAACCCACGCACGACCATGAATCAGCTCTTCCTTACACGATTATGATGCAAATATACTATTTACTTTTAAAATAATCGTGTTATGAAACTAGATTTTAACAAAATAATTCGTCTTAAAAAGATTCGTATCGAGAAATCAGAACTTTCAGAGGAAGAAAATACCTTGACTTCCCCGATTTTGAAAGACAAAAGCCTTATCCATGAAATCTACAAAATTTTCGTTGAGTTGCTGAATGAGAGGGGATGTCCACCGAATATTGACAGTGTTACCCAGCGGAAGAAGTTCATTTTCATTATCCTATACCTGTTTTCTCCAAGCTCGCTTGCTGGTGGAAAAATGACAGCAGGGTTACGTGAAGAGATGTCAAGGGTGCTTGGGGTTCAGTCCAAAAGTACAATTTCCGACAATTGTGCTGATGTCGTGTTTCTGTATCAGAATTATGGGGACTTTAGTGGAGATATAGAGTATCTTTACACCGAAATCGTAAATCGGTTAAGAATTAAAGGGCTAATCAATTAACAAAGCGATAAGAATTACTTACCGCTTTGTTTTTTTAACTCAATTTTGAGCCATCGAATTATAACTATTCATATATTTACGATGCTTTTCTGCACAAAATTCTTTGTGTTATGTGTATAACTCCGTTTTTAAGCATACATAAAGGTTGATATATTAGTATTAACTTTAAAAAAGGAGGTTTTATGTCTGATGATAAAGACTATTATGAAAAAGAAGAACGAAGAATAGTGAAAAATGCCACAGAAAAAGGAGTACCTTTTGAAACAGCTGCAATCATTAGCAGAAATATAAGGCAGGAGGGATTAAGAGATTATGAATATCTTCAAATGCTCAAAGGTAAATTGAGTGATGAAATTAATCGTAAAAAGTAAATCAACAGGCCGGAGTTCAGTGCTCCGGCTCAATTTTATACAACTAACAGAATTAATATTCTAATAAAAAAGTAGAGAGATATTATAATTCCTACCCCTATAATGCTTTTTGTTACCCAGTCATGTTTAAATACATCATACTTAAACATTCCACCAGGTACAAATTCGTGGGCTACATATTTTGCTTTCCAATACCCAATGCCAATAAACGTCATTCCTAATCCAAGTCCTAAAACATATCTTCTTTCAATAAATTGTATATCAAATATCATTGCTGCTGCGGAAAGAAGGATGCCACATAAAAGTACTAATTTCCACCAATAATCGACTTTAAATAATTGTCCTAAATCCATAATTCTATCTTTATTTATAGTATTCTTTTCCTTGTATATTTTCATGGTCCGGCATACGTGGTTCTCCGTCAAAATGGATTTTACCTCCGCAATGGGGGCAGACGATAACGTTTTCTTCCTCTTCCTTATCTTCCCCTATCAGTGTTGTAATAGACACATTGAGAGCATCAGCTATTTTTAGAAGATTATCCAATGAGGGGGATGATTTTCCAGTCACGATATTGCTAACTGCAACCTTTGAAATGCCAACCTTTTCCGCAAGCCAAGCGGAAGTGACGTTTCGCTCGCTCATTATTTCTTTTATTCTCAAATCCATAAACTATACTTTATTTCAATTACTCCGCAAAGTAACGCAAACTTTATCAAATAACCTAATTAGGATAAAGTTTGCTTTATTAAATAATGTTAAGTAATAAATAAAACTTTATCAAACTTGTTGTGTTTAATAAAGTTTGCTTTATCTTTGCATCATCAGAAACGAAGTAATAACAATTAAAACATATAAGATATGAAAGCAACAGAATTTAAGAAAGGTCAATCAGTAGTCGTAACTACTAAAAATGGTAAGGTAGAAGGTACTATTTCAGGTGTTGATATGAATGTTTGCACTTTTGAAGTTGAATACTCTGTGGATTACCTAAAAGAGGGCAAAACATGGACTATGATTTGTGTGCCTGCAAGAGCGATAGAATTAGCATAAGTTTAATCAGCAGGGCGAAAGCCCTGCGCAATATAGAAGAATATGAAAGAAAATATATTTTTAAAAGCAGTTATAGAAAAACCGTTATTGAATAATGAACCAGAAGTTTTACACCTTTTCGTTCAAATAATCAATGAAATAACTTCTTGTATGTCAGAAGACGAGTTAAAGGGCTGTATGAACTCTTTAACAGTACAATACCCTTACTTTAAACTGTTTTTCGATTATGATTTCGGACATAATCATATGTGGGTGAAAGCATCAGGTTCTTTAGAAAGATTGATATTGGTTGAGTTCTAATCCGGTAGCTTTCGAGCTACCACAATATACACGATTATGAAAGCAGATTTAGTTTTAGTTATCAGCCCTGAAGCCCCACTGATGAAGCAATTGGGCAAAGTATTAGGTAGGTTGTGCTCTATGTGTGACTTTTCTACCATAGAAAGAGGCGAAAAGTATGTCACGATACGGCATGATGAAACCGGGATTGTCGTGGCTTATACGAGTGAAGAAAGATTGAATGTGAAACATTAAATATTGATTATTATGGGTGAAATAGCAGATAGTTTAATTAGTGGTGAATTTGATTTTATCACCGGTGAGTATTTAGGTGAAGCGGTTGGTTATCCAAGAACGCACGCTTATGACAGACATGAATACATGCCACCGGTTGAAAAGAAGCCTACCTGCAAGGCGAATGTTTGTATAACTAACATGTGTAAGGACAGAGGTTTCAGTAACCGTGAAAAGATTGAATTAGTAGCCAAATTCTTGTATAGCAAAGGTTACAAACAATTGCCTAACCTATTCCATCAGTATAAAATCATTCACAGCCAGTACAAGAATGATTTTAAGAAGTTTTTGGTTGAACAAGTAAAGCAAAGAAAGGATGAATAATATATTCACAATATGCTATTCAGAAGAAGAAGCAAATGAAATAGGCCACTTCATTTTGAGTAGAGGATACGAGGGTATTCAAAATGATAGCTATAGATATTGCCGTGAAGCGATTTGGTGGGCTTTCAAACAAGCTAAAAGGCATCATTCAAATTGCATCTACGTTGGCGTTGCAGGTTGCCAAATGACTGTATCAAAATCAAAGCGAGGTCTTAGACGAAATGGTCTTAAATACATAGAGAAAAGGCGAATGTTTTACAAATTACTAAGTAAGTATTGATAAATAATTATGAACTCAATTAACGACGAAAGAGGTTGCAGCGTATGTCAACCCGGTAAAGAAAACTATTGCACTTACACTACCAAATTGAAAGGTAAGAGAGTGAGAATGTACCAGTACGACTACCGTACTGAAAGTGGTGAACTCTTTGCTTGTTGTGCGCCTACCTTAGAGGCGTGTAGAGAAAGACGGGATAAATGGCTTAGTTCACGACAATAAGCCGATTGTCGTGTATAACGATTGAAGATATTTCGTTATCTTTGGTTGTGGTTGTACCTTTGGGGTACAACCTTTTATGGTATAATTTTTTATAACGATATAGTAATATGAAGATTAGTTATAATGGGCAAGAGATAGAAGCGTATTCGCTTGTAATGACAAAAGAAAATGCCTTGGCTATTTTAAATGGCAAAAAAGACATAGAAACACGTATGCTTAGTACAAAATACGAAAAAATGTTCACGGATTTTGCGCAAGTTGACGAGAATGAGAAATTAAGAAAATCGGGGCATGAAGATGAATGCAAGCCTGTCTTAAGAACTGATATAGAGGCTATCCATTTTTATAGTACTGGTGCACCATGGACACTTGATGTTGCCATTGATGAAATTGGTATAGGTGAAGTAACAGAAGAAGGTATAAAATTCATGCACGATGAATTTGATTTTCACGATTTTGATGAACAATTAAAAGAGTTCAAGAAGAATCCACCGAAAGAGCTACCATTATTTTACTATTTACATATTTGTGAAATCATAAGTCATTCAGGTTTGAAATAATATAAGCCATTTCGGTGGCTTTGTTTGTTGGTAAAAAGATTGTTTAATTAAAAAATTAAGATTATGCCAGAAACGTATGCAACGGATGCAAGTGGTCGAAAGTATCGTACTCGAAAAGATTATGAAGCAGGTCGTTTTCAGTCTACCGGTAGAAATGCAGCTCAAAGAGCAAGAATTAACCGCCGTATAGGAGGCAGAGTTGTCTAATGAAGAAAGCGATAGATATAATTAAAGCTGTCGCAAAGAAGACTGACAGGGTTATATTGTTTCACTCGGCATCGGGCAAGGACAGTATAGCCCTTTTAGACCTAATATCACCTTATTTCAAAGAGATCGTTTGCGTCTATATGTATGTCGTTAAAGACTTATCTCACATTAATCGGTATATAAATTACGCTTGTAAGAAGTACCCTAATATGAAATATATTCAAATTCCGCACTTTGCTCTTTATTCATACAGGCGCATTGGATATATGGGATGTGTCAAAAATGAGAAGCAAAAGTTGTACAATATGGCTCAACTTACCGATATAGTAAGGGAGAAATATAATATTGAATGGGCTTTCTTTGGTTTCAAGCAATCTGATTCGATGAATCGACGTTTAATGTTACGCACATACGATATGAATGGAATCAATGAAGCACAAAAGAAGTGCTATCCATTATCGGAATATCGGAATAAAGATGTATTGGAGTACATTAGTCGAAAAAGTCTAATCAACCCCGAATCATACGGAGGGAAACATCAGTCATCTGGTACTGATATAACGGATATTAATTACTTGTTATTTCTTCGTTATAAATATCCATGTGATTTAAAAAAAGTTATAAATGAATATCCATTGGTAGAACGGAAATTGTTTGAATATGACTATGAAAGAATTAAAACAAAGTGAAACAAGGGTTATAAAACGCTTCCAAATAAACCTTAATCCGATTAATCCTAAAAGGCATTCGGACGAGAAGGTAAAACTGCAAAAGAAAAATTTGCAGAAAGTTGGTTTTCTTGGTGGTATTGTATGGAATGAGAAATCAGGAAATCTGATTGACGGGCATCGGAGAATTAAAGCAATGGATTTGTATTACAAATATGATGGTACTCCAAGCACTGATTATGACGTAAAGGTAGAGGTTGTGAATTTAGATGATAAAGTTGAAAAGGAACAGCTTACATATATGGCAGTAGGGAACACAAAACCTGATATAGACCTTATAGCTGGTTATATCTCTGATATAGATTATACGGATGTTGGATTGGATATTGGAGAACTCAACGATATTCTTTCTATAAATACAGCTATTCCTCCTTTGTCTGATTCTTTGGATGATTTATTATCCTCTGTATCATCGTTTGATGAAATAGAAACTCAGCCTACGGATGAAAAAACATACGAGGAGAAAAAAGAACACATGAAAGCTGTTAAGCAGCAAGTAAGAGATTCGGCAATAGAAAGACAACAAAACGAGGAGGCGTATATAATGCTGTCGTTTTCTTCTTATGAAGCTAAGGAAGATTTTTGCGATTTGCTTGGTATTAGTACAGATGACAAGTTCGCTAAAGGAGAAGATGTATTGAAAATGATTAAGTGACGAAAGTAACAGATACGTGCGCCCGTGTGCAAGAATATGGGAAAGAAACCAAAAATAGAAGATTTTAGGAAGATTCTCCGTAAATCCGGTGGGAATCTGACTAAGGTGGCCGCTATTTTCAAAGTGGCTCGGAAAACTATATACCAATGGGCGAAAGACGATGTGGAGTTTAAGGATGCTATATCGGATGAGCGTGGGGCTTTAGTTGATGAATGCTTGGTTTCTGCCCGTGTCCTAGCATTGGGTATTCCCGAAAAGGATGAAAAAGGAAATTTTATTGGTTGGCGTGAACGTCCAGATGGTTATATGATTCGTTATTTGCTTTCTACATTAGGAAGAAAAGAAGGGTTTGGTGAAGAGTCAGAAGACGCTGATATTCCAACAGACATAGAGCATGGCATCAACATTGATTCTTGGATTAAAGACAAGCTGAAATGATAGTACCTCAAGAAATATATCATCCACTATATGAGGATAAGGAAAAATTTATAATTTTTATCACCGGTGGGCGTGGTAGCGGAAAGTCTTTCAATGCTTCTACTTTTATTGAGCGGTTGACTTTTGAAATGACTCCCGTAGAGAAAATTGTTCATCAGATTCTTTACACCCGTTACACGATGGTTTCTGCCGGTATGTCTATCATCCCCGAAATGATGGAGAAGATAGATTTGGACGGTACCACGAAATATTTCAAGACCACAAAGACGGACATAGTCAATAAGATGACTAAGAGCCGTATCATGTTCCGGGGTATCAAGACTTCTTCCGGGAACCAGACAGCAAAACTGAAATCCATTCAAGGCATTACGACTTTCGTCTGCGATGAAGCGGAAGAGTGGACAAGCGAAGATGAGTTCGACAAGATAATGCTCTCCATTCGCAAGAAGGGTATTCAGAACCGGATTATCATTATAATGAACCCATGCGATTCCAATCACTTCATCTACAAGAAATACATTGAGAAAACTCACAAGCTGGTAGAGATTGACGGTGTGCAGGTTCAGATTTCCACTCATCCGAATGTGCTCCACATTCATACGACTTACTTTGATAATTTGGATAACCTTTCTCCTGAGTTCCTGAAAGAAGTGGAGGATATGAAGGTGGGTAATCCTGAAAAGTATGCTCATGTGGTTATCGGTCGCTGGGCTGACGTGGCGGAAGGTGCTGTGTTCAAGAAGTGGGGAATTGTTGACGAGTTTCCGGCTTGGGCAAAGAAAGTTGCTTTCGGGCAAGACTTCGGTTATACGCATGACCCGTCTGCTTCCATTCGTTGTGGTATCGTTGATAACGCCCTTTACTTGGATGAAGTGGATTACCGTACTGGATTGCTTTCTTCTGACATCATCAAGACTCTTCGCCCGTGGGGTTTGAAAGTCATAGCTGATAGTGCTGACCCTCGATTGATTCAAGAGATACACAACGGAGGAATCAAGATATATGCCGTAGAGAAAGGTGCAGGCTCTATCAATGCCGGAATTGACAAAATGAAAGATATGGAGATTTATATAACCAAACGCTCATACAACTTGCAAAGCGAGTTCAGAAAGTATGTTTGGGCAAAGGATAAGGACGGGAACTATATCAACGAACCGGAAGACCATGACAATCACGGAATAGATGCTGTACGTTACTATGTATTGGGTGAGCTTCTTGGTAAAATTCAGAAGCCGAAAGATTTAACAGGAATATTCACGCATTAAAAATATAAACTATGCCATTGAATTTAGAAGAAATATTAGCATTGCCTGACATCGGGCAGAAGATAAACTACCTGAAGAAAGGTAGGAAGACTGAACTTCCCGACCGTTGCAAACTTTGGGATGATTGGAATTCGGAACGACATGAAATCATGGTTGACAAAAAGAAGTATCCGGACAGAAAGGTTCTTGAAAAAGAAGCTGAGAAACACTTCGATGAAAAAACTGGTAAGACTTATGAAATCGAAGCAAAGTATAAGACTGAACCGGTGAACCGTATCTCCATTCCATTGGAACAAGATATAGTGAACATTCAAACAGCTTTCACGGTCGGCACAGAACCGTCTATGGATTGCACTCCGACTGATGATGATGAAAAGAAGCTGCTGGATGCGGTCAAAGCTGTATTCAAGTCCAACAAAATCAAATATCAGAACAAGAAGATTGTCCGTGCCTGGCTTTCCGAACAAGAAGCGGCAGAATATTGGTATGTTACCGATGATGATTCGTTTTGGGCGAAGTTCTGGAAGAAAGTTAAGACTTCCTTCGGGGGGAAGGTAAAGCCCACCAAGAAACTGAAAAGCGTGTTATGGTCTCCATTCAGAGGTGATAAGCTATACCCGTTCTTCAACGACGAAGGTAAAATGATTGCTTTCTCACGTGAGTACAAGAAGAAGCTCATGGATGATTCGGAGGTCATCTGCTTTATGACTATCACGGACAAAATGGTTTATCAATGGGATTTGTCTAAAGGGTATGAAGAAAGAACGCCTTTTGCTCATGGATTCCCAAAACTACCGGTTCTCTATGCTTATCGTCCAGAACCTTATTGCAAGAAGATAAAGACATTCCGTGTCCGGCTGGAAAAACTGTTATCCAATTATGCTGATTGCATCGATTATCATTTCTTCCCATTGCTGAAGCTAATTGGAGATGTAGAGGGTTTCATGGGTAAGGTTAAGGATAGAATGGTCAAACTTACAGGTGAAGGTGCGGATGCTCAATATCTGACGTGGAACCAAGCAAATGATACCGTAAAATTTGAGGTAGAAACCCTCTTTGAGAAAGCATATTCTATGACGAATACACCACAAATCAGTTTTGAAAAGTTGAGTGGTGCTGGAAATGCTTTGTCGGGAGTGGCTTTCGATTACGTGTTTCTTTCGACACATTTGCAAGTTCAAAATCATGCCGAGGTGATAGGTGAGTTCTTGCAAAGGCGTGTGAACTTCATAGTCTCTGCTTTAGGTTCTATAAATCCATCTGAATTTAACAAAGCATCTGAAACGATAGATATTAGTACAGAAGTTGTTCCGTATCGCCTTGACAATTTAGAAGATAAAGTTAATGTAGCTGTAAAAGCTGTGTCAGGTGGTGTATGGTCGCAACGACATGGGGTAATGTTTGCTGGAAATATTGACCGCATCGAAGAAGAAATTTCAGAAATAAAAGAAGAACAAGAAGAAAAGAGAAAAGCTGAAATGCAGAAACAAGCCATAAAGAAAGGGGAGTGAAATCACTCCTCTTTGTAGCTCCATTGATAGCCCTTGTGCTTCTTTATTTTCCCATTACAACACATTGAAATGCCCGAATGGTGCGCACCGGTTGTGCGTGCCGCTTCATTCAAACTATCAAATGAATTTATAATTTTGCCGTCTTTTAATTGTAGAACAGCTCGTGAATTATGGTGGTTTTTGCCAGTCTTTTGCTTTCTACCAAGAACCCTATATGCGTGTAGTAAGTTTTCACCATCAGTAACCCATTCAAGATTGGCAACGCAATTATTGGTTTTATCACCGTCTATGTGGTTTACTTGTGGTAGGTTTTGCGGGTTAGTTATAAAAGCATTTGCGACCAAGCGATGAACTTTAAATATACGCTTTCTGCACCATACATTCAAATACCCCTTTTTGCTTTTTATGGGTATTAAAATGCGTCCATCTCTAAACCAATATCCTTTACCGTTCCAGCATTTCTTTGGCAAGGATTTTACCCTACCTAAATTTGATACTTGATAATCGCCTTCGTACCCTTCAATGTCTTTCCAAATTTCATCCATATTCTTTTGCTTTAAAGTTAAATAAATAAAAGGCTGCCTTTAAAGTCGTGCGAAGACTGCCTTTGGATAATCGTGTTATGCTCTATCGGGTATCAGACTATATACACCGTTTACGGCACTTTCGCCAATCATCTTACTGATAGCATCCATACACTCATAGATACCATGATTGAAAGTATTACCTTCTTCAATGTATTCTCTACCGCTTTCTTTAGCTATGATAGTTGTTTGTTCATCAAAGACTACACTTGCCTCTCTCAACTTGATTAACGCGTTCATTAGGTCTAAATTAACCTTGATTTCATTTGTTGCCATAATTATGCGATTTTAATAAGGTTACACTTTTTGAAACAACGCCACTCTTCTTTTTCAGTGTCAAAGTATACTTGGCAATTATCAGCCGTTTTCTTAGTACCTTTTGTTTCTGGTACTCTGTTTTCCAAGAGAGTGCCAAAGGCTTGACGTAACGTGCCATCGGTTTTCTTGAAGTAGAACCTATCTCCACTTTCAAAGCTGCTTTGAGCTTTAAATTAGCCCATGCGCATTTTAATGCCTCACTCATTGAATAACCGTTCTTGCGAACAAAAGACCATGCCATTTGCATAACCTCTTTCATCTGACTTCTAAATTTTGTGCTCATACTACTTATATTTTATGTGTTATATAATATATTCTATTTTTATGCATGCAAATATAGACTATATTATATAAACGGCAATATTGTTACTGTTAATAAAATATAATACAATATATTTTCAGTGTGAAAAATTATATTATAATATATAATGCGTATATTTGTATCAGAAATCAAACTTATAATATATTATATATGGAATTAAGAGTTAAGGATGTATGCAAGGAGAAAGGTGTTACTCTTGCGGAGGTAGCATCTAAAATAGGAGTGGCTCAAGCAAGTCTTTCTAAAATGTTGGGAGGAAATCCGACTATTGGCACTTTAGAAAAAATAGCCGATGCTTTGGGTGTTCCGGTTACTGAACTATTTGAAAAGTCAAACACTGGAGATATAGTAGGCTTCGTAAAGGTAGGCGATATCGTACATGAGGTGAAGTCTGCGGAAGATGTGAAGAATTTAGCAAGTAATTTAAAAGTGCAATAATATGAAAGTACAATGTGGAAAATATGAATTATTAGATTCTATTTTTGTTACGCAAGTTGAAGGAAAACCTATAGATATCACTTTAGAAGATCCAAGTGATAAGGATTTATATATTTCCTTTGCTTTTGAAACCAATAAAGATGAAAAGGAGGGCTTGTTGAAATTTAATATTGAATCTGGCGTAAAGCTACAAATTAAGTTGATAAATTTTATAGGTTCTTTTGGTGGAGGAAATAGTGAAGCTATATTTATTGGTAACTTTAGAAAAAAACAATTATTTTTGAATTATAGAGTTTTTGATTTGTTGGGCTGTGAAAACAAAAGTTTATTAATTAATTTCTATTTGTTAGAAATGGAGGAACAAAATGGAAAATAAGTTTTTACCCCAAGAAAATGGATTTATTTCTAATGTCTGTTCTAATACAAAATCAGATGTAATAATTATCACCGAAGATAAATTAAGGTTGATATTTGGCAAGTTTGTAAATAGAATAAAGAAAACTAGAGATTGGATTAGCTATGCTGGTATATCTGTAACAATTTTATTAAGTCTATTAACTTGCAATTTCGATAAAGACTTTTTAGGGGTATCACATGATATTTGGTATGCTGTTTTTGTATTTGGTTTTATTTCGTCTGCCATAATGCTAATTGTTTCAGTGATAAATTGTTTGCGATCACGTAACTTAACAGATAAAATGATAATTGAAATCAAAAACGAAAAGGCTGATTGATGATTTGAATGATAAGGTGACTACTGCCGTTTCCGCTGTCAGTGGTGGAATTTGGTCAACCCGTGAAGGTATCATGTTTGCCGGGAATGCTGATAGGGTAGAAGAGGAGCTTGCAGAAATCAAGGAGGAACAAGGGGCAAAGAATAACAATGCAGCGTCTCCTAACCCCAAGGGATAATTCATTGCTTCATGTTTTTATAGTACTATTGAGCGGAGCTAATTTAGTTCCGCTTTTTTATTACTAAATTCTATATTATAGAATATATTTCTTGGAAAAATTTTATAATTCAAAATTAATTCATATTTTTGCATCAAATAAATGAGATATGAGAATTGTATCACATAAGAAATTGAAAGAGTTCTACGAAACGAAAGGCTATGAAGATTCACGCATAGCTTTAGAACGTTGGTATGATATAGCGGAAAAAGCTGAATGGAAGAACCTATCAGACATTAAAGTGGATTTTCTTTCAGTTGATTATGTAGGTAACCAACACTATGTATTCAATATCAGAGGCAACAACTATCGGTTGGTTGTCGTTGTTAAGTTTACAATTGGGTACGTCTTCATTCGCTGGGTTGGTACTCATAAAGATTACGATAAGATAGATTGTTCAACCATTTAAGAGATAGAAGTATGAATAAAGTAACGAAAGAACAGTATGAATTTGCTTTGGCGAGAGTGGAGGAACTTCTGCCATTGGTTGATGACAATACGCCTGCAAACGATAAAAATGCGGTGGAGCTTACAGTTATGTCCGATATTGTGATAGCATACGAAAAAGAACATTATCCGATAGAAAAACCGACTGTTGCGGAATTGATAGAGCTATCTCTTGAAGAGAAAGGGATGAGTCAAAAGCAACTTGCTGGTGAGATTGGAATAAGTCCATCGCGTGTGAATGACTATATTTCTGGACGTTCGGAACCGACCCTCAAAATTGCGAGGTTGCTATGTCGAGTGCTGAATATACCTCCAGCCGCGATGTTGGGTTTCTGATTAGTTCATAAGAAGAATATTTAGGCGTGATTCATTCGGTTTCACGCCTTTTTTATACCATTTTACGACAATCGTTTCATTGTCGTGTATCACCTATCTGATAATTTTTCACCTTCTTTATAAATAACGAAATTTACCGTAGAAATTTATAAATCAAATTCATACGGTATGACAATCTTAGAACAAATCTTAGCAGGGCTACAACAGAAATTCGCTGGGGTGGACACTGCTATTCTTACCCGCATTGCCACCAAAAAGGCAGAGGGTGTAACGGACGAGACAAAGGTAAACTCAATTGTTGAGGGTATCAGTTTTTCGGACGTGCTTAATTCTTATGGTGATTTCCGTGCCGGGGATGCTTCCAAGACCGCAGTTTCCAACTACGAAAAGAAGCATAACCTGAAAGACGGAAAGCCAATCGAGACTACCACAACCACCAAAACGGAAGAGAATAAAGACGATGTGCCTGCATGGGCGCAAGCTTTAATTGACTCCAACAAGAACCTTTCTGATAAGCTAACACAGTTTGAAACGGAAAAGGCTCAAGCAACACGTAGCCAGCAGATTTTGGCAAAGGCAAAGGAGTATGGTATTCCCGAAAACTACGCCAAACGATGCGCCATTAAGGACGATGAGGACTTGGACGCATACTTCAAGGACTTGAAGCAGGAGTTCGCAAATGACGGCTTCAAAGGCGTGACCCCTCCCGAATCAGCGGAAGAGAAGATTGAGAAAGAATCTGAATCTATCGCTAAGATGATTGACGAGGGAACGAAAACTATTGTTGAACAAAACAAGAATTAATTATGTCAGCAGGATTTAAGTATGATTTGGTTCCGCTCGTTGAGCAAGAGGAACGCTACGATGTCCAGACCGGTATTCGTAGACGTGGCCCGTTCAAACTCGACACGCAGAACCTAGTAGTGGGAAGTTTTCTTCCCGTATTTACGCCGATTTGTGCGGACTTGAAAAACAAGTTCGCTTATGCGGTAATCAACGTGAGAGTTGTGGAAGCCTATACCACCGGTGCGGAGGCTTTGTCTATCAAGGTAGCCAAGAACTCTTTGGCATACGTGGGCATGTTTGTCGGAAGTGGCACTAAAGGTGCTGAGGTCGCGGCTATTGACAAGTCTAATGCCAATTACGATGTCTTGACTATCAAAGCTGCTTTCGGTGAGAATATCGCCAAAGATGCCGTACTTTTCAATGCGGTTGCGGTTAACGGCTTGAAACAGAAGTATGTAGCAAATTCAGCTCTGTTTAACCGTACAAAGGTTGAGGATGGGATTACGCTGGTTTCATTGCTTCGTACAGCCGCAGAGATTGAGCCTTCAAAACTGGTTATGCCGTTCTCCGAGAACGATAAAGCCAACATGAAGGGATGGTTTGAATTTAACGAGTAAGGAGGTAGGATATGTTTTTAACGATTCAAACATTATTCGATGATGCGAACATTGTTTCCGCTATCATCAGACGTGTGAACCAGACACGCAAGGACACAATCTATTGGCAGCAGTATCTTACTTTCCGCAGGGTAACTACCCGCGTGTTCAAAGATTATATCGGTTCTGTAACCGGAGTTATGGCCGGCTCTATCAATTCACGTTTTGGAGAGAAACCCATCCGTGAACGTCGGAACATCGGTTCCGGATATGGTGAGATTGCCTATTTGGGTGATGCTTATCAGATGTCTATCGACCGTCTTTCTGAATTGCAGGATTTGATTGACAAGTTCAATGCAGCTAAACCGGCAGACCAAAAAGCTGCAATGGAAGAGATTGTAAATTTCCTAGCGGATGATTACCGTCAGATTACCCTTGCTGCTCACAAGCGTATGGATATTATTCTCGGTGCGCTGTTGATGCTTGGTGAAGCCACCGTTTACAACAAAGACGCTGCAATCACTTCCGGTCAGACCAATAATAAACTGCTGGAGATTACCCTTCCGTTCAATTTTATCAAGCCGAAAAGTGGAGATGTGGTTGTGGACGGAAAGAATATGTTTATCTCTTATTTGAGAGAGAAACTTCATTCCTTGGCACCGGACTATGGCGTTTATGCCAAGATGGTTATGACTCGTGCATCTTTCAACAAGTTTATTCTTGGTTCATCTGAATTTGGCGAGCAATATAAGATGATTCTCGGCACTAACGAAATGAAGTTGAGCACGGGATTGGTTTCCTCTTCTTTGGCTTCCGAAGTGTTCACAGGTATCGGCCTGCCACGTATTGAAATCAAGGAGGACTATGTGAAAGACCAGACGGGAAAGAACGTGCAGATTTACGCGGACAACCGTATCACTCTGTTACCTTCCGACCAAATTGGTTATATGCGCCACCATACCCCGTATGAAGCGACCGACCCCGTTCAGGGGCGTACTTACGTTCCGTCAGAGGGGCAGATGCTTATCTCCAACTACCGCGACAAGAACGGCCGCTACATGGAATATACGGCAGAGTGGATTCCGCAGATTAGTAACCCGGATTTGATTACCAATTTCGATTTGAGCGAGATTGCATCCATCCAATCAGCATAAGGAGGTAGGATATGAAAGTAAAGGTTATATCAGTTTTCCGCGACAAGTTCACCGGAAAGTATTATACTCCCGGCGAAGTGATTGAAGTCGGCGAGGAAGCTCGTGTGCTGGATATGGAAAGCCGCAGGCTTGTGCCGAACGGGTTGAAGCAAAACTTCCCGAAGTGAAAGCTCCTGAAGAAAAGAAGGAGGTGAAAATCTCCCTCTTTGAGAATGAGTTCGAGAAAAAGACTTTGGTTGATGCTTTGAAGTCCATCGGCGTACAGGCTTCCGGCAATATGAAAGAGGAAACTCTTTTGGGTAAGGTTGCAGAACTTAATGAAGAATCAACAGCCAAACTGAAAGAAGCATTAGGTATCGAGTAAAAGGATAGGGTAGTGCTTCTACCCTTCCATTGTCTAATTTTATAAATCAGAAAAGAAATGAAGAATTTTATTTTTGCCATGTGTGGCTTTTTAATGATGTCTTTGGTTTCGTTGAGCGTGCAGGCATCAAGTGTGGAATCTTCTAAGTGTGAATACGTGAATCCATCGGTTGATGTTGGTCTGCCAGATATTCAGTTTATCACTTTGGAAACGGCTCTGGCTGATTGTGTTGTACCGACCATGACGCATCCCGTGTTTTTGGTTGCAAATAACCCGGCTATGATGTGTTCGATAAAAGAGGGAATGGCTATTCAAGGGATACGAATTAATGTTCCCAAATGCCCGTTCAGATACATCTATAAATCAAAGTATTGCACGCATTATAGCTATACCGCATATAGTAAACTGATTACATCATATTGATTGATAACAGTCATGAGTAACAAGGAGTTTGTATTAAGCGTATTTGATAAGAATCCCCCGTCTAATCTTGTAGTTGAAAATATACTTTCAAGAACGGGATTGGATGGCGAAGAACCTTTTGCCGAGGAAAATAGGGCAAGATTAGAGGTCGCTTGTGCCAAGCAAATTCCGTGGATGATACAAAATCCATCTTCGGTCAGCGAAAGCGGATTTTCTGTGTCTTGGTCTAATCATGTTGATAGCCTAATGAAATTGTACTCATGGCTGTGTAAACAGTACGGTTTGAAAGACGAACTGGGTAACAAACCTAAAGTGACTTTCTTATGATATTCGCTCCACACATATTGCAGGTAAAAGTTATCACCCCGATGGATAAGGATGAGTTTGGCAGACCTATTCCCGGAACAGGTGGTGAATACTGGCAGGAGGTATGCAAGTGCCGTTGTGATGATAACACTACCAAAGAGTTTTCATCTGATAACGGCTCTGTGTATCGTCCGAATTATCATGTAGTATGTGAGAAAAGAATCACTATCAAGGCTGGGGATGAAGTCCGCTGCATGGATGGCGAAAACGTGAGAGGGCAAGGCGAGGTTTACACGGTGAAGAATACAAACTACTTCAACTACTCGGAATTATGGATGTAGATTTCGATTTCTCCGATGTCGATTCCTTTTTCGACGAAGGCGAATGGGAAGTTGAAAAGAAGATGATTGACGTTGGCGATGAAGCCGTGAAGTACGCAGAGGAACATGGGGATTATAAAGACCATACACTCACTTTGAGAACGTCCAATGATTACGATGTCGATAAAGACGGTTTGACATTGAAAAACGAAGCGGAATACGCATCATTCGTAGAATCTAAAGGGTATGATGTTTTGAGTAGTGCTGCTTTATATGCGGAGAAACGATTAAAAGAAGAATTTGAAAAATGAAAAAGTACATTGGAACAAAACAGATTGAAGCCGAACCTATGACAAGAGGTGACGCGTGGGGAAAACATCTTCTTAGAGAAAATCCGTCAACGGAAAATTTTGACGATGAGGGTTATCATGTTCGTTATGAAGATGGATATGAAAGCTGGAGTCCTAAAGATACGTTTGAAAAGGCGTATAAAATAGCTGATACTTTCCTTGACCGCTTGCATATTGAAATGCGAGATTTATATGAAAAAATGGACAAACTTGCTCCATTTGTTGAATCTGGGAAAATAGACGAAGTTGTGACTGACAAATATCAGAATTATTTGCTTCGTTTGCAACATAGAATTATGAGCAGGTATATTAATGTATTGGAATGCCGTATTGGTAGAGTTGATGGTTCCCCCGAAGCTCCCTTGCATCAGATGACATTTGGTGATGCTATCGAAGTCCTGAAACAAGGTGGGGCCGTCCGTAGGAGCGGCTGGAATGGCAAGGGCTTGTGGGTAATCAAGCAGGTTCCAGCTCGCATTACAGAGGATGTTATTCCAAAGATGCAATCTCTTCCGCAATCAGCAAAAGACCTTATTCTGAAAGGTAAGGGTTTCATTGACTATACTAGTCAATGCCTTATTTACAACGAGAACACCGGGCGTGCTGATTCATGGGTTCCGTCTATCAGTGATGTGTTTGCCGAAGATTGGGAGATTGTGGAATGATAGTAACTACCGACATAGGAAACATTCTCTACCGAGATTGCAAGGCTTTCGGAATAGACATAGTACCCAACGGGGAAACTCTGACGGGTGAATTGAAGTCCGAAAGAATCATTATCCATGCAAAGAAACAACAGCCGGGGACTTATTGGAGAAAGTCTTTCGCGGAAGTGAATCTTTGTGTACCTAATTTAAGCGAGAATGAAGCGAACACAATCCGGCTTAACGAACTTGAAAGAAAGGCTGGCAAGCTGCTTGATGATGTAGTAAATACCTATGACGGTACAACCTATCGTTACTCTATCGAATCAATTGGCACGGAAGCGGATACAGCTTTGAAATGTCATTATGTGAATGTAAGAATTTTATTTGAAGTAATAAATGTAAAATTATAAGATTATGATTTCAGCAGTAGGAATAAAAAGAATCTTGTTTGCCGATATTGATAAGGTAACGGCAGACATTACCCCCGAAATCGCAAAGACTTTGATTCAAGCCGCTATCAAAGCGAAAGATGAGGTTTTGAACGTACATGGAGAAACGTGGCAGATTGAGGAAACGGAAGCCTCTGTCACCGGGTACAAGAACCAATTAACAGGAAAGAATTACCGTTACGATGATGTGCCGGGAGAAGTATCACCCACTTTCTCTATCGGACAATATGACTGGAAGACAAAGAAAGCGTTCATGGGGGGCGATGTTATTCAGGCAACATCTAAAGATGTGGGTTGGAAGCGTGCTTTGGATAAAGTGGTCATTAACAAAGCATTGTTCTGTCTGACCGATGATGATGTCTGGTTCATCTTCCCAAAATGCCGTATTGTTTCCCGTGAAGCCAATACGGATAAGGCAATTGCAATCGCTGTAAAAGGCTTGGTGCAGGAACCGGGAATTGAAGGTGTATCTTCTGAATATAACTATGAAGAAGGGCAGATTAAAGCTTTGCAGGCATGAACTACAGTAACCATTGTACCTACTCCTTCCGATGCGACCGTAAAGCTGGACGGTGTAACGGTCAAGTCAAAGCAGGTGAATGCTGGGGCTACCGTTCACTATGAAGTGTCGAAAGTGGGGTACGTCACTCAGTCAGGAGATATTAAAACCACTCCTTCTGAAGTTGATACCACTCTTAAAAAAGAGATAACATTGGTAAAAGCACAAGAGTGATAACCGGGGGATGGATATATACCATTCCCCCTTTTAGTTTAAGAATATGAATCAAGCAGCAAAAACGGTTTCTGATGCTTTGTTAGGGTTGGATTTCATGAATGTGGAGATAGGAGGGATGGTTTATACTATTAAACCTCCTACAATTAAAATTATCTGTCGTGCCATTCATCATTTTTCCAATATCGGCATGACTGGAGATAATGTCATGGAAGCTATTAAAGAGCTTCCTGAAGCTACTGAAGATATGCTGAAAGGTATTTCATGCTTCATCTGTGGCAGTGAGGAACTGGCTGATAATTTGGAGAACGGGACTTTTGAAGAAGTTAGGAATGCTTTGGAGGTGTGTTTTTCCATGATGGATATTTCGGCTTTTCAGTGTGTCAGCTCGATGAGGAACGTGTCGATGCTGGCAGCAAAACCGAAACAGTAGGAAACACAACGTTCTTCGGGCAGATAGCCCATTTGATTGACACGCTGCATCTGAGTTATACAGAAGTGTTTGAGATTATCCCTTATCGGAATCTGCTGATGATGCAACGGGATAAATTACACGCAGTATATGGTGGTCAGAAGGTGAATAGAATCAGTGGTAAGGAATTGGCTAATCGTAGGAAAAAGAAATAGATATGGCGAAATTATATTTTAAGGTAGGTAGTGACTGGGAAGAAGTTGTAAGACTTCGTAATGAAATTGCAAAATTAAAGCAGGAGTTAATGAGCATGGATGGCACGCAGTCTCCTGCTGTTTTCAAGGCTTTGAATACCCAACTTGCTGCATCCAACCAAAAATTGGATGAGTTGGTGACTAATGCAGCCAAAGCTGGAGCAGAGATGGAAACAGGATTCAAAAGGAAAATCTTCGATGCTTCTCAGGTAGTGAATGGATTCACAGAGAAGATTCTTGCTCAAAAAACGGTAGTTAAGGATATTGAAGCGGATGTAAAACGACTTGGGGATGCTTATCGTATA